GTGCTACAGGTATCACCAGAGCATAGTTAGATTCGCCGGGAAGCGTTCTAAATGCCACCAAAACTTTCGCTCCCGACTTGATAGATCTTCCGATATGTTTTAGTGCTTTCATATTATTGTTCCTTTTTGCCTACTGCTTCTAAAAAAGCAGATAGTTTGTTGTATGTTTTCCCTACTACTTCTAGTTCAGCGGCTTTGAAAGCGCCTCGTTGCGATGCGATCTCGACAATATTTCTTAAAGCAGATAAGTCGGTGATATTTAGATCAGGACCTGCAGGGGCTTGAGTCGCCGCGGCATCGGTTTGACCAGTAGCAGGAACTTCTTGATTTTGTACGTCTTCAGTCATTGATTTCTCCTTAAATGTGGACAGGCTAGTATAAAATAAGTTATCTCTTTTTGATCTTCAAAACCCGCAAATCTGGATGTTTTAAGTTTGCCATCCTCAGTTACATAAGGACGATCTAACAGATAATAACGACCTTTGAGATTGGAGATAATCCAATCTTCGATCAGGTCATCTCCCCAATCTGGTTTTCCTATATTAACTTTAGAAAAATGAGAAACTTCTGTCGCCATTTTTCTGCAGTTTAATATATCTAAGGCATTGAGATCAAACATAGCGAATTATTTAACACAAATATTTTTTATGAGGATGATTCTTGGATTAATCTTTTGGACATGGCTTTTGAAGATCCCATTTTTTTAACGTCTCCAGAAAAAAGATATAATTCAAACGCTGATTTTTCCGATAATACTTTTATGTAACGTTTTTCTAAATGCCATGGAGTTTCTAGAAATTGATCTAACCAAATTAAAACCTGAGGACCTATGATTAGATCTTTAGGTAATTCTATTTTATATGTTTTTATTTCTGATTCGGTTTCGATAAATTCCAAACAGCGATCGGTAATGCGCAGGCCACCTTCCTTTTTTCCACGTGTGCTAAACCACCATCTTCCTCGATGATCTTTTATAGTCCGGTCGTCGCAAGGCTGACCAGCGGCCTTCAAAAAAATTCCAGTGTACCTATCTTTTGGATCCATCACTTATTTGATTTCTTCACCGACCGTTAGTTTACAGACACTGAAATCATTTGTCTTGAATAATTTGTTTAATTTTTTTGCTAGATTATAAGCATGACCGGGATTTGAAAAACTGACCTTTTTATATTTAGGTCCTGGATAACTGGCCAACAGACTGCCGCTTTTTAAATTGAAAGGCTTGCCTTTGTAAAAAACTGCCCAAATGGCTTCGCTTTCTAGAATTTGTTCTACTTTGTAGTTCTCTTTGTTAGCGTATTCGAGAATTACTTTTGGTTTTGGTCTGCTCATCTAATATACGTATCCTAATTAACCACGTATATATTTATCAGATCTAGAAAGAGCCCCCGTCGAATTTAACATCAATTTTTGTAGTTGATTCTCGTATTTCCGACAATATCTGATGGATATCCTGTACTGTTTTGCCTAATCTGTTAGTAAGTATCGCTAATTCCGAAGTTAATTCTCTGGCTTCTTGTATAGTGATTCGTATCTCTTTCTGTTGACTGCGTTCCGCTACTGCAATCCTAGATATTAATTTTTCTATAGTAGGTAATGTGTTTGGTAAATTATTTTGAGACATTTGATAAAACCTGTTTCATTTCTATATCTGTTTTAAACGGACCTTTATACGGATATCGTTGGAGAGTGATTAATTTAGGACAGAATGATTTAACCCAACCTTTATCAAATTTAATCACGTAATATCCAGCACAATATAAACTCTTTGAATCACTGCTTTTTGTAAATAGCGGAAGTTTTCTTTTAACATCGTACAACGGATTATGAGGTTCGGCCGATGTAGCATAACCATGTACTTCGTTTGGTTCGGCGTTGTCTTTTTCTTTTATAATTTTAACAACGAAGAAATTTTTTCCGAATTGGCGAGTAAGGCTTTCTTTATCATAATAGATTTTAATGCCTGACTTATTGCTCATCACAAATCGATTGTCTTCATTCTTTCGTAAAGTAGCAATCTTTTCACCGTCTTCTTCTACGATCCAAAATTTATCGTCGATGATTGGTTTAGCATATAATTCTGTCATAGTGTGTACCTCGCGTTAAGTGGTTCGGCATAACTCTGTGCCTGTTCGGCGATCTTCTTCAAATCATACAAATGACAGAATTTCATTAAACGTATGCCAACCTGGCTGACGTTTTTGTCAGCACCAGTGGCCTCGGCGATGGTGGCGGCGATGATTTCTTTGATGCGTTCTGGTTGATATGAGAGATCAATCAATCGGCGATTGCGCTCATAGTCTTCCAGCACACGATGTTCCTTGCCTTCATGATCGGTCCAACGCTGTAGCATGAGATTGTTCCACGAAAAACCTTTTGCTTTTCGATCTTCAAAAGCTTCCATGAGCCCTACCTTCTTAGATGTACCTTTGGTCCTAACACCCGGATAGGCAGAGAATACGTTGTCTGAAGTGTCGCCTCGCATACATTTCTCAAACAACAGCCACTCTGGATCGGGCGCTGGCTTGGCTTCTTTGGTCTTTTTGTCAACGACGGGCCTGCCTTTGTCATCAAAGATACCTTCGTGCGTGATGGTCTGCTCCATGACACCGTTATACTGTCGTACATTAGGGGCGATCAACTGCACGAAGTCTGTGTCAGTGCTGATGACCACATGATCGTCGTTGGGATGGCTCCGGATCCAACCTGCGATCAAGTCGTCTGCCTCCAGTTCCGGATTCTGTAAGACGGTACAGTTGGTCTTGTCTCGAACAAAATCTTTGAACGTATCAAAGGCTTCCCAAAACACACGTTCTTCCTCTTGCTCACGTTCGTTGTGTGCGGCACGAGCGTCAGAACGATTACGCTTATATGGTTCGTAAAAATCTTTGCGCCAAGATCTGCCCTCTAAACAGAAGATAACATGGCTACCATTAAATTGTTGCCATGCCTTGCGTATAGAGTTTAGAGTTATATGGAATGCCATGCCGAGTTTGATATCAGCATCACCGTTAATGACATGCCTTGCACGGAAGAATGTGTTGGCAGTATCAACTAGTATGTATGTCATAGATTGTTTTTCTTTACTGTCTGTATGTCTAAGGAACCTGTTTTCACAGGGCCACCGTAATCACCATCAACTACCACATTGGCACAGAGTTCTCTGAACCAGCGATCAACGATCTCTTCGTCTCTGTCACCGTCCGCACCATAACCTTCTTGCTTTAATTTTAACACGAAAAGGTCGTTCCAGTCAAGTTCAAAAAAGCCGTTGCGTATATTGTCTTGGTTTATATGGGTATTTAGTACGCCAACCCATGGCTCTTTTCGGCGTGTAGCACGCTCTTTGGGCGATAATTTAGCCAATTCTTCCTGTTCCTGTGCGAGGCTCGCCGCTCGTTCTGCCTCGATCTGTTTGGCTTTGGCTTCTTCTAGTGATTCTTGTGCCTGCCGGAGGTCCTGCTCAATTTTATCAATGCCCAATAATCGCTTTACTATTTTCATTGTTTTCCCTTTAGGTTCCCCAAGCATTTTTGAACAATGGGACCTGTAAACGATCGCTGTAGCGATAGCCTAGTTTCATCGCAAGTTCCGCTACCCGCTTGTTGTTGAGGCTGTAGACGGTTTCTACACCGCCCACGGGCATGAGATACACCGGACCTTCAAACCCATGCGCACGATAGATATCTACAGTTTCTTCCGCTTCTTCCGCATCCTCTTCTGTGGCTATGACAAATTTCAAATAGGCGTAGCCGTATTCTTCATACTCGCAGACTACCTCGGGTTTGATAGCACGTTCTCTGCTCTCACCCGAGCAACTGAGTTTGGCGCTGACTGAGAAAGTGACTGAATTATGTCCTCGACCCATGCTAATGGTACCGTCGTGATGCCATTCTCTGTGCAGCCAAGTTTTGAACTCGTCTGTGAGTGCTTGGGTACCGTTGGTCTCGAATGTCAGCTCTTTCAATGAACGCATACGATCGTGGCTCAGTAGTTCTGGATAGAGGTTCTGCCATTTCAGCAAAGGTTCTCCTCCGGTGATGACCAAATGTTCATCTCGCCACTCTTTGTAGGGCAGGGAGTCTACCACTCGATTTGCCACATCGTCAATGTCCATGAATGGCGATAGATGTTTCATGGCTGGATGCCAAGTGGCGTAACTATCGCAGCCTCGTTCTACCAAAGGCAGTTCTTCGTATGTTTTATAGAGATGGATATTTTTGGCTACCTGATCAGGCTCGTCTGTGAGTTCACCTCGAGGCATGCCAAATCCACCGCATTTGAAGTTACAGCCAAATGTACGAAGAAACACACTAGGCACGCCCATATAGCGTCCTTCGCCTTGTATGCTGTAGAATATTTCAGAGACTTTTAGTTTTTCCATAGTTTATTATACACTCTTTTTCTTTAATTGCCAAGAGCCGTCTTTCAAATCAATCCATTCTATGACATCGCCTTCTCGCCAACCTGCGGATTCTAACAAGTCTTCGGGGAAGGTCAATATGCCATCTCCGGTCTCAGGATCCTCTTCTACTGCGAGGGTCCAAGATGTTCGCTTAACATTATCTTGCATAAGAATGCATCCTTTTCATCTTTAAATTTAAAACTCATCCAATCCGCACAGACTTCTGTGGTGAATCTGTCGCCCGGAAGTCCAAAATGATCGACTATGCCGGCACAGAGATCGCTCCAACCGGTGACAGTATCGCCGGCCTTCCAATGAATTAATATTTCGTTCAATTCAATATCTTGCATATTTCATTCTCTATAGCCAGAGATACTAATCGATTTCCTTCATTGTCATAATGATTGACATCGCCTCGGTGTTGCTGCCATAATTCGCTGAAATCTAAATGATTTTTTTCTATCTGATATTGTGCTGTAACAGGCATATGGGAAATCGCGATATATGGTATCTGTATTTTATTTTTGATTTCTTTTCTCAATAGATTATAGACATCGATCTGAAATTCGTCGTCATAATGATATAAAAACCAATTGCGAGCAGTTTGCAATGATCGATTAAAAAAAGAAAATTTTCTATCAATGTCATTGTATAATAGATCGCAATTTTTGTGCAACCCCGATGAATGAATTGGATGTTGTTTTGTATGTACTCTACCTGGACTGGTGTGATTAACAATTATGATGTTGTAGTCGTTTTGGTTTATAGACTCTATCTGTTTTAGGATTTTATATTCGCCCACTCCCGCTTGAGATATGTTAGTGATTTTAAAATCAGATGCGAAAAGATTTGGCCATCCAATGTTATTATTTTTAGATTGCCAATTGGCTCCGAAACTATCTCCTGCTATTAAGATGTGCATTGATTTTTAAGCCAGGGTAAGTACTTAGTTGCGATGAGTTCGTGATATTCTCTGTTATAGTGTTCTTGATCTTCTAAATAATATTTTGTATGATCGATATGACGTTCTTTCATAAATCCTTCTACAGCCTTGCGTGTTAGCACTGTAGATTTTAATTTTCCATAATAATCAAAAGTCTGAGGATATCGTAATCGATCAGTTACGTTGAATAGATATAGTCTAGCTCCTCGTTCGTCACACATTCGATCCCATGCGAATACGTTCAATAAAAAATCTCTCTTTTCGATGAATGTGTTCATATCAAAAAATAATTTTATCTGCATAAATGTATGCTCTCTAAGATTAGGAGTTTTTAAACCGTTTTGAGGATCTAAATCTAATCCTGGAAAATTATTGTAATCATCGTTAAGTGCTTTATTAAACAATTGTAGATTTTCACCTTCTATCGTTAAATCGCTGTAACGATCTATAAATCCGTCAGACGAGGGAATCTTAGTAGTGAAATGATCTACCGGCACAACATTATCGGTTAACTTACCATCGAACCCTACAGTAAATCGATTGAATGGGGCCATACATAAAAAAACTTCATCGATATCGTCGTAGAGGTTGAACATGGATTTCATCCAGTCGGTGTAGACCCTATTGTTGACTCCAGCCATAGCATATATAGCCACTGGTTTATTATTTTCTTCTGAATAGACTTCTGCATAATTATTGTTGTTCCAATAGGTATACGAACCTGGTCCTAGATTTACAGGATGGCTCCAATAACCGCAGGTATGACTATCTCCGATAAACAATGATCTAGGCATTATTTAAAATATTTCTCCATGACCTCTAGTTTGTCCATGTACTCTGCAATGTATCCCGCTTCCTTTTCGATGGCTTCCATGATATCAGAATGCTCATGGATGGCAGTGGGATTGTTCAACAAGACTTCGATGTTCATCTGATGCTTGAGGATGTGTGCTTGGAAGTGCTGTTTGCTGGCTTCGATTAGTTGTTGTCTCATATCAGTTTCCTATTTGGTCGGGATCTTCGTCAAAATGCTCCATGAGGTATGCTTCATATTCTTCTTCGGTCATCTCATGCAGACCTGTACAAAATCCTGTCGCGCTACGACCGCAGCCGCAAGGTGTTTTTTCTTCCGTCATTTTCTTCTCCATTGATGGGTGTATATCGCCTAATCTGTATCCTTGGGCCATAACTTGTAGTTTCCTCTTTCTGGTATGACATGGCGAACACCACCACGAGGATCTGCCATATCGCCCTTTCTCCTAGGTATCAAATGCACATGAGGCCAAGTGCAGGTCTGTCCTGCAGCTTCACCTATGTTTATTCCAATGTTAAAACCGTCCCATTCACCTTCCAGCAGTTTTCGTTCACCGTGCCGGATGGCGCTAGAGAAAGCGTCATTCAACACACCAAAGGTATTGTATTTAGGCACGAACAAGAGATGCCCTTCAGTTACTGGATAGATATCACGGAAGATTTTTACATGAAAATCTTCTTCCACTAGTTCTGTCCAGGGAGCACCTTTTGAATCATCTATGCAGTCGACTTCCCATGGTACCACTTTTGATATTCCTATCATCTCGTCCATTCCTTTCTGTGCTCTGCGGGCACACTATTTTCGCGCACTACGAACTCTAAGCCCGCCATACTGCCTACATAGGCTTTGGTCTGTTTCATATAAGACATCCTAATTTTGACGGTACTCACAGCCACTTCTAGAAAGGCATCTTTCTTGTGATTCAATATGTCTGCTTCTACATTGACGCCTTTGTCTGTACAATGCAACATTATTTTCATTTTTTAACTCTTTTAGAAAAATCACACAACTTATGATAGCCCATGACATAGCAGCCGCAATGTTTGCCCAAGATCCAACGGACCAGTGCCAATCTCAATCTCATCATTTGGTCCACCAATCTTCCCAGGGAAAGTCTACCCAAACAGGATTTTCCGCTTTGTTTATTTCCATACCTGCGTAATCCATTTTGACATCACAGGCACTGGCCAAGTTATCTACCAGCACAGCGAATCTGACATTGCCGTTCCATACTTTGTTCCACCCATCTTGATCGTGGATTCCGCTGGGCCAGTCTTTGACGATCCAATCTATGGTAGCACCTGTGTCGTTGATGTCGTCTACGATCAAGATGTTCTTGCCAGCCTTGGCATCCTCGGCCATCCAAAGATTGCTTTCAGGTTCTCCGCCATCTCGCAATGCGACCTTTAGCGTTTCGCAAGGCACATCAAACCAATGGCTGATCATTACCGCAGGAGTCAACCCGCCTCTGGTTAATCCAACTACATAATCTGGTTGCCATCGCGATCCTACGATTTCTCGACAGATCCGAGATGTTAGATTTTTTACCGCCTCATTGTCCAGTACTTGTTTTTTCATATCTCATCCTTAGATAGTCATCCCACTTAACCCATTTACCATCTACATCAAACCCCCATTCTTTGCGATGCGGTCCTGGCATGAACAGAGTCCAACATGTCACACCGTCTTTTAACTCGATCCTGTGATAACTGTCTGCTGAACTGACACGGAAATGTCCAGCACCTCTCCAGAAGCGACCTTCCGGCGTGGTTTCCCAATAACCACCACGCAGGATTAACGTAGCATAAGGCCACGGATGATCATGGAGGTCATCTGGATCACCTTTAAGGAATTTGTGCAGGAAGATGTTGAAGGGAAAACGCTCACGTTCTTTGAGGAATAGGTAATAGCGTTCCAGATAGGGCTCATCGCTGACCCGATCCATTATGATGCGTTTGCGATCTAATCGTTCAAGCAGTCTTAGCAGCATTTTTCTTCGCTTTCTTTTCAAATCGCGGTATTCCAATGCGAGTATCCACGTATCGATAATCTTTGAGCATGTCTTTGACTTGGTCTGAGTCTTTGTGAGGATATCTATGTAGAGTTTCAAAATCGCCATCTTTCAGCACCATATACAGCA